ACCTTTCTTCCAAGATTTGCAATAATCTCTTCTTCCTCTTCAGGAGTTAACTCTCGATCATCTTTGAATCTTGAAAGATCAAATGTATTGCGCTTAAAGAATTTCGCGTAGGTTTTCTTTATTGCCTTATCATATTCTTCAGACATCTCTTCTGAATTAGCAGAAACAAAAGAAGACCTTCTGCGAACAGAATCTAAAAGACGCTCCGCTTCTTGTGGATGTCTCTCGTAATAGTCTTCGAGCATCTCCAATCGAATCTCCTCTGCCGTATAATCCATTATCGGCTTTGGCGGAGTCTTATACTTCTTCGCCATGAATCTAATGAGCTTTCGATAGGGATCTTCTAAATTACTAATGGCAATAAGATGAAAGTTCAAATCACTCGGAAGCTCGTTCGAGAACTCTGTCTGTATCTGGTTCTTCCCTGCTTTCGACATCTTTTGGATTCCCACTTAAAAGCTTCTTGCGAAATTTCTCTTCAAAATCTGCACATTTTTTATAAATATGCTCGATAACGTTTCTATCCCACATATTCCCACCAAAATCTGACGCCTTCCACCATTCTGGATACTCTTTTAAAGTCCATCTAAGATGGGAAATCATAATATTAAAATCATCAATTTGAGGATCAATTGAACGAAGATCACCAGAAAGCCTAGCTCTCATTGCTTCAATTAAAGAGCGCTCACTAAGCGAGGGCCTACGATAAAGAAAACTTCCAACCCAGTTGATACCAGTCTCTTCCCCAGTAACAGTAATATCAAACCTATATTCCATATTTGGCATTTTGTAACTCATAGCAACCCCTTTCAATCTAACAATTCACTCTGCGGGGAGAGACTTTATTCTCCCCCCCGTAGAGTTTAATTAAAATATTTATTGCCCAGCTTCATCAGAAGACTTGATACCTCTGAAATTCCAACTTTCAGACATCACTCCACGAGCATCAACAGAAGTCTGTCGAGACTCAAGCTTTACGCCTTCCATAAGAAGAATAACAGCACCAGTGACACGATCAATAATCTCAGCTGTCAAAACACCTTGAGTCAAAATATCACCAAGTCGTGACATAATGCCAAGCTGTTTCACAGATTGATTGGAAACTCGGAAGGATTGGCAACTCAAATCTACGCGATAACCAACCTCTGCGTGTTCCAAAGTCTCCAAACGATCAAGAACGTTTACTTCTTCTAATTGGATATTTTCATTAAATGTCACACTTGAAGCATAAGCAACCTGAGCTCCATTGAGTCTAAAAATTGCCTTAGCACCCGTCATTACAACCGACATGACTCACCCCCTCCTTATGCGCTCTGCCTAATATCTGCCAAGTAGATTGTAGGCAGAATAAAGTCGATTCCCTGAACAGGAGTGATCGACACGTTAATGATTGCAGTATTGCCTTCAATTACAACACTGAGATTTTTATAACCAAGACCTTCATTATCATCATCGCCAACAATAATATCAGCATTCAAGTATGCACTCATGCGGCTCTTGATAAAGTTCGCCATGGCCTCAGCACTTCCAGTCCTAGCTTTTGTTCCAGTAAACGCAAGCTCAAGATTGTAGCGAAGATCATAGGCAACATATCCTGCAGCTTGAACCACAGATTCACGGTTCCAAACAAAGCTTGGGTCAATTCCATAAGTGGTATTCCCAAGAACACAGCGGAAGCCGCCAGTATCCAATGGCTCAACAATAGTGCATCCTGCTTCAATAAGCTCTTGATAATCCTTTTTGGGGTCAAAATCTGCAAGAGGAGCTCTAACATCGTTCACATTAATAACTTTGAAGGTCAAAGGCTCACCAACCTCTGCGCCAGCCCGAAGGCCAGCCAAAATGCAAGCAAGTGCCCAAGGATCCTTCCACTCAAGCTCAGAAGATCTATTAAGCACACGGACTTCTTGCCCAACACACACAACATAAGCAGAATTTAAATCTCTACAAGCATTCTTAAAGGCGGCCTTAGAGCCCCTGAAAGAAACAAAGCAGCTTCTCTCAGACTTCCCAGTCGTCGACCAGCCCCAAGCTGCATGATCGGCAGCCGAAGCATTGATTGAACTAATACTAAGAGGACCAATATCTTTAGAAATCAAAGGTACAACAACATTGATTCTTTCTTCTTTGAAAGCATCAAATGCATCTGCCCAATCAGAGTTTGTAGAGCTTCCATCAGTGGCTCCAGCCAAAAATTGAGGAGAGGAGAAAGTCGCCAGACCTCTATAAATGTTGTCTATCCTAGATGCAGAAACAAGCGAGCTAAATGTAGTTAAATAATCCTCAATATCCTGAAGATCTGCACGAAGATAAGCATAAACTCTCTTGATTGGGATATCATCATAGAAATCTAGCTCATCGGCATTACGCTGCTTATTAGGACCAACCGCTTCAGCAGAATAAACACCAGTCGCCACAATAACATCAGCCAAAGTCTTAAGAGTGTGCTTAACTTTGCCATCAGCATCACGAATCAAAATATCAAGATTATCCGCAGGAGCACCAGTAACGTTTGTAGTTAAGCGAAGCTCATTAGAGACAATTTTAAAATCCAATGTGGCAGCAGTTCCAGTCCCAGTATATTTAATCTTAAACTGATCTACACCACCAAGCTCAGGAGAAATCTCTTCAAGAGTCCCCTTCTTGATTTCAAAGATTCTGGAGCCTTTCTTACCACGAGCCTCGCCAGTGATACCAAGAATAGTATCAGCAGTAGAAGCAACTTCATCTACCCAGATATATCCATAATCATGCTTGGCACCAGTGACAACAGCTGGATCAAGCACGATCTGAACCTTCTGAGTCGAAGGAATAATCGAAGCTATTACAGGCTTGGCTGGAGCCCAAGCCGCAACGTTGTTCAGGTCTGCAACAACAGCTGCGGCTGTTTCAGCGACACCAGAAAGAGTAGAAGTATATGTATAAGTGGTGCCAGCAACATCAAGAACCAAAGTTTTTGGAGCACCACTCATGTTGAAAGGACCAGAAACAGTTCCGCTAATCTTTGCGTTTTGATCAACGATCTCTCCTTGAGAGACAGTGAGATTGATCAAGTTCTCATCCGATCCCCAGTTCTTAGAAGTAATTTCCAACATATTAACCGGAGAAGAGATATCATTCTTAAGATTGACCGAACCCTTGGTCCCGTTATTTACCTTGTAAACTACAATTGTGCTTGCACCATTTGGAATCCTAGGATCTCGCGAAGGGTTGGCAATCAGCTCAAGAGCATCAGCAATTGGCCCCTCCTTATAGCGCGCCTTGGCGGCCTGAATGCCAGTGCCATTCAAAATATCAAGAACACGGGGCTCTCCACCGACCGCCTCACCGATGATCCCAACTACTCCAGTTGATTGCAGAGGGAATCCAGTTAAGTTCTCGACGACAATTTTTGAATAGGCTCCAGGCTTGATGATAGTAGCTCCATTAAATGTTTTCTTAATAGCCATGCGTCATCTCCCCTTATTAGAAGTCCTTAAAAATTTCGTCCCACTCTTGTAAAGTGGCCAATCTAATATCTTTTGCCTTGGGATAAGCCATCATAGCCTTATGCCTTGATGCATTGATCTTTCTAACCTTTGCATAAACCCCGAAGGTAATTCCTTCTTCCCCTTTATCGGGGATAGCTCCAATTTTTTTCAAAGAATTTAATTTTTGTTCTTCAGGCATTTTAGAATCACGAATGATCTGAGCTTTATCAATAGGCTCAACATTCTTTTTAGAATCCTTTTTCTCCCAACGCTTTCTCTCAGTGTTTTCAATGTCTTCCATTATTCGCCTCCCCCTTTAGTATCTTTAGTAATTGTTATTCCATAAAGATAATCATCTGGATCTTGTGTGTGCACCGCAACGCCTTCTCGAACATGAGGCCCAAGAATTTTTTCAATAATTGGCGCCCTTCCTTGATCGAAAGAGGCCCAAGAGAAAACAGAAAAATTTATGAATCGAGAAAATATATTTTCAGGAAGATATTCATTAAGCCTCGAAACATCAGTAGCCCTAAAAGTCGACAAATGCATCCCCCGAGTCTCAAGTTGAGGCTTGAAGGCATTCAAAATATAAATAACAAAATAATAAAGATACTTTGTAAGATCAGGAGTCGTTATATTGTGAATCCCAATATGAATATTATCAATTATTGGAGAATATCCAACATTCTCTCTCTGCTCAATGGCTCCTTGGGCAGTTAAAGCATCAACCGTTTGCTGGAAATCACTAAGACCAGCCCTTTCTGTCATCTCCGAAGCATCAAGAAGCTGAATTGAAATACAAGGGACGCCAGAAGAAATTAAAGACCAATGCTGGACAATTTTGATCTCATATTTCTTCATGTATGAAGCAATTTCTTCTATTTTTGCTTCACCATATTTGGTGTTCAACCAAGGAGAAACCAAATGACCAAAAACTTGTCTTGGAGCACTCGTTTCTGTCCTAAACCAATCAAGCCCAGCGCGAAGAACCGTCTCCAAAAGAAAATCAACAGGCCACACACCATAACGCAGCGGCTCTTCACTCTTTGGAGCAGGATATTGATGCGGAAGACCTAAACCTATCATTAATCAACTCCAAGAATAGTTTCTATTATTTTATCCATTTGCGCATCTACCCAGCTCTGAATTTCTGGAAGTATATTCGCCGCATCAAGCCCTGGATGAATCCAAGATTCAGGTGAGCTTTTTTCAGATATAATTCTAAAAGTTAGAAGCTGAGTAGAACCCCTCTGCTTGCCAGAAGAAGTTGAACCAGACATAGGCTGCTGAATACGAGAAAGCCCCTTCAAGTAAGAATGCACAGAAGCCTTAGAAGATATTCTAGCCACAGGCCCAGAAACAACTTTGCCAGTTGCAGCTCTCATCATTCTATCAAGACCATATTCCCTAACAGCCTTTCTAAGTTCAGCTTTCAAATCAGCAGCCTTAGCCTTGCCAGTATAGGCAAACCTAGAACCCGAAGAAGACGAATGACGAAAAGGGATTATGACATATTTGGACCCATCTTTGGCAACCTTGGCCCTAGAGCCTCCAAGCCAACCAGGTCTTACTCCCTTCATATCAAAGCTTTCCATGCCAAATTCAAAATTGTTAGGCATCGCCCCAACAAGCTGAACCTCAAAAACATCTGAGCCGCCAAAAGAAGAAGCCTTGAAACTTTCAGCCTGCCTTAGACCATTGATATAAATCTCACGAGAAGTAGAAAGCTTTTGTTGTGCCCTTCTGACCCACTCATTTTGAGCAGCTTTGGCAAGATTGCCAACAGACATTCTAAAAGAATCTACAACGCTTGATTCAAGAGCATCTATATTTACGCCAATCTCATCAAGCTTCGCTTTAATAGAGATATTACTCATAGGCATTCCCCTCAACTCTCAAAGGAATGTTTGAGCCCGACCCCTTAGCAATATAATCCCAACGAATAAGAGCCTGCTGAGGAAGATTTACAGGAACCTTTTCTTTCTTTTTGAAAGAAGTGTAATAGTAACGATTCTCATGCATCATCTCTATCACCCTAAAAGTTGGCAAAATAGGATAAGTCAGAGAATACAAAGTCCCAACAGAAGGACGCTTTGAATTTAGCCAGCGAAGCCTTCTATCACCATCAAATCTAAAATGCTCATTGACATAATATCTAACCCCAGCAGAATCTATACAATAAAAAGGCGTATCACAAGAAGTAGCCGGATTATACCTAACACGATCAAAGTCACCACCAGACTCTCTCTTTACCAGCTGATTGTACACAGAAGAAAAATCTAAAATTTCAATCTTGTACCAATAGTAAAGCCTAACTCCCTGCCTTACTGTAAGTTGTGCATCCTTGAGATCAAAAATCCCTTTTACATCAAATTTTTTATCAAGATTAATAGATTGAATTAGTGCCCAATCTTCAATAGATTGATCGCAAAGATCCAAAACTTCATCGCCAAAACATATAGGACAATCAAGAGCATGATTTGTGTCTTCAAGACTTGTTTTGTTGGGACACATCATCGAAGGTGTAATTCTTACACGAGCCCCCTGAGCTTCAATTATTGATTCAAATTCTTCAGGAATAAGGTCAACACGACCAGGCTTTGTCAAAAGCTTTGGATATCTATTGCCAGAAGCGGGCTTAATGGGGAAACTGCTCATGCCACAACCATATTAATGCCCTGATACGTTCTCTTGAGAGCATCAAGAGCACTATCAATTTGTTTACTATATTGAATAATTCTGGCCCCATAACCAGCATTTGTTGCCGAAGAAGTCGTCCCAATAGATTGAGAGAGACCATCTATAGAGATTGATTTTGACGCAATACCTGCCCCAGCAATAAGATCGCCAGCAATATTTAATGGCCCAATGGCAGCCTTCATGCCAATAATTTCTTTTAAGGCATAAGGAATTTGTCCTTTTTTGAAGCCAGCTTTATAATTTACTCTCCAAATAGAAGGGACATTTTGCATTCCAGAATAAAAAAGAGGAAGAAAGCTTCCACCCTGAGACAAAAGAATAGAAGAAAAAGTGCCCTGAGTCGGCACAAGCTGAACAGTGGCTCCAACGCTTTCGACTCTATACCAAGAAGAATCAAACTTTAAAACGCTTGTAGCTAATGGAAATTGCACCTCTACGGCTTCAACAGACTGGACAGGATATTTGAAAAGCTTAATAAAGCCATAAGAAACATAATCATTGATATAATAATCATGATATTCATAAATATCTTGCTCACAAAGAAGCAAGCCGCTTATTTCTGACTGAAGCCAATCCTGAGCTGCAAGAATATAAAATTCAAGCATCTCGTCTGACATTGGATTGCCATCATCATCTGTAAGATCTACCCCAAAAAGCCAAATTTTCTTGAGTTCTTCTGGCGTGATGACAAGCTTATTTGAAAAAGGACGCTTATTATATGCCTCAATCATCACTCCCCCATTTTAACAAAGCTCTGCTTGAAGTTTTTTCACCCCACCAGAAACCACAGCAATTGTTTTGCACCCAGTCGAACTTGTGATTTCAACAACTATTGGCCCATCAATCATAACATCGGTCTGAGCCGCCTTAAGATCCACTTTGATTTTACCCAAGTGCTGATTCTCAATTTGAACAGCAGGATTTGAATTATAACCAATAACAAGATCAGAAGGAGTTGCAGGAAGCTTTATCTCTATCTTATCCCCAGTCCCACCAGAAAGAGTACCAGAGCCTACAACCTGAGCATTCGAGCCAGAGCCCGTAATAGAAACAGTTACAAGAGCATTCGCCGCACTAAAAGCTTCAATGGCAGTTTTAACTTGTGCAGCAGTGGAGACGCCAGCTTGAATTTGAACTTGTATAACGGTGCCACTCACAGTGACAACCTCGGCTCCGGCGGTCCCCCCCGCAATATAAGACACGGTTATGCCATTGCCCTCTGCCCCGACCGCCTTCGCCGAAAAAGTCAAATCCTGAAGAACAAGGGATGCTCGAACCATTGGAATAAGCCCAAAAGGCTCTTTGCACTTTGTCGCAGAATTCAACTTGTTTACTTGTATATTAAGAGTTTTACATTCGCCAGCATAAAATTGAAAAGAAGAAGAATAACAGCTCATTTTACGACCTCTGCCTCAAGAGTAGAATTTACATGGACAATCGCCTCTACAAGAGGATTTTCAATAACGATTGCTTCCACCATTTGTTGTCAACTCCCATCTATCAATAACAAAGATCAATGGTCTGCTTTCTCAAAGCCTCAAATTCGCTACATACCGATTTGTGATAGGCAAGCTGCAGCTCATCGGCTAACTTTTTTGATATTGCAAAATAAAACTTTGCCTTCCCAGCCTTGATCTTTTCAACTTTTACAATCTTATGAGACCCAGCTTCTCTTGTTTGCAAATAAGTCGCAAACAAGTAATTCACAGTCCAAAAAAGATCTCTATCAGTAGCTTCCTGATTGCTCATAATCAGAGAACCTCAACTGCTTGAATAACTCCACCAGACGAAACTTGAATAAAAGATAACGTATCCCATTTCTTCGTCTCAATAACAATGGGAGTATTCGCAGGAAGATAAACATCACCAACAACCGCCGTAGAAGAACCCGAAGTAAGCCTAAAATAAACAGCAGTAGATGCAATAACTCGATAAGCCTTGCCCTGAAGCAAAGCCAAAGATGCAGATGTATTGCTCACAGTACCCTGAATTGGATCAATACTCTTCCCATCATTCGTAGGGTCAGACGCCAACGTCAATGGCCCATAAATAACTTTTTTAGAACGAGAAGGATAAGAATGCTCAGCATAATCAGTCTCGCCCCTTCCACCAAGATATCCA